CCATTTTCATCAACTGGTTGAGTATGCATAAACAATACACATTTTTTAGCTTCTTCTGGCGTTAACTTATCACAGAAATGTTTATATGCTAATATAACATCGCCTGGCTGTTTTCGTCTAATATTTCGATTGTTCCAAAACAAAATAAATTCTGGTCGAACGCCGTTATTAAAATTGTTAACAAATGTATCATATTCTTGCCATTGCACATGTGATTCATCAATTGGAAAGAATCGTTTTGAATTCACACCATGAGGTACCCATTGTACTGCCCAATCTGGTTTTGGAAACTTCTTTAACACATTTTTTACAATATTCTGTGTTTGTCTTGAAATGTTCATTATCAAATCACATGATTCGTAATATGATTCATTCCATTGTGGATACGGAAGATCATCCCAGATATTGTAATACATGATTGGAATATGCTGACGTATTGTATGTTCTATCTGATACAACCAAATCCAAAAACGAGGATCTGTAAAATGCAATATAGCATCTGGTTGCTCGGCGTTCATTACCTGTTGCAAAATTTGTGGATTGCCATATCCAGAACAGGCATATATTTTTACTGATGCATTATCAATGCCGGCTTCCTTATTAACATCGGCAGATATATCAAATACTTTACCTTCATCTGGATGTTTGATCGCGGCACCTAATTGCACCCAATCATATTCATGAGATGTACCAATGACAAATTCACGAGACATAGTGGCAATGCCAGAATGCATTCGTAAGTCATCGGATAACAATAATATTTTCTTTTTCTTTGGCCTGTTCGGATCGATCTTCCGAAGCTTTGGTAACTGTATTTGTTGCATTTTACTCCTTGTAACTTTTATATAAATATACTATTAGGTTAGTATAACCACTTTTTTATTATGCTTTTGCGCTGATTGAATTGCACTTTCCGAGCCTTTAGCTTTATCACCTTCTGGAATTAATGCAATCATCATATCACAATTTTTTGCTATTAGATTATTACGATGATGAAATTGAGACACGTGATATGGTTTACCATAGTAATGTTCTGACATTGCACTGTATAAATTTTTTGGTGTATGAGCTGGATTGTATTCTTTATAATCAATACCAAATTCAATTGCAAATTTTTTTACATACTTATCAGCACCATCCGAAGCTCCACCGGAAATAATTGTCAACTCATCACCAAACCGTCGTCTTAAATCAGTAAGTAATGTTTTTATCTTACGTGTATTTTCATATGTTCGGCTTCCGATAATTGCAATTTTCATACACAAATTCGTTTGGCAATTGGACATAAATCTTCTTTATTAGCAAATTCACAATATTTGCAGTTTTTCTTTCCTTTACCAGCAATTGCTGGATATTCTCTTTGGTCATTATATGTACCATCATCCTTAAACGATGACTTAACAAATGACTCAATTGATTGATTTAATTTATTACGAGTAGGCTTACCACTTGCAGGAATAAACTCTTGTACACGTTTTTGAGGAAACATTGCTCCTTCAATTAATTTACGCTTAACGATCATATATACAATATCAATCTTCTCTGGGTCCCATCCAAATTGTTTTGCGTAATATTCTTTGTATAATACCAACTGCGACGCTTTTATCTTATCTGCCTTTTGGTATTTGTTCCAACCCATATTACTGGTCTTGATATCAATGATCTTTTTATGATCTGTTCGCTTATCTCGTAATACAACGTCTAAATATCCTAACATGAATATCGGGGTATCTTCGCCAATTGGATGATAGATAGGCACTTCGATGCCAATCAATTCTTCGTTCTTCGGTGAAAAGTATTTAGCTCGATGACGTTTAATATAATTAAGAATAGCAATACCGTCTTCGTAATATTCAATCAATTCAAATTTATTTGAAAAATGCTCACCCATCTCCTCTACAGCCTTTTTATATAAAGACTGCATTTTTTCTAATAGCATTTTTTCAATATCTAATTCATCCGCTTTCTTTACACTTTCAGTATACATTACTGTTAAATAATGTTGCAACGTTTCATGAAAGGCAGTACCGAATAAAGTATTGATATTCTGAGAAAATTGTTTATGTCCTTGAATATATGTCAATTCCCATGACTTAGGACATTTTTCATACATTGCAAATTGCGAATATGATATCTTCTTTTCTCCGCTCTTCGGTTCTCTGAGATTAAACTTTATTAACTTATGCATACTTAAATATAATAAATACTTTGCAAAGTACCAAATTATTTATCAGATAATTTATCAATTGCTCTTTCTAAATACCATAACGCTTTATGCAGGTCTTCTAATTCAGTATCCGCATTTTTTTTACCAGCGCGAGAAATATATTTGATAGTATTTCCTAAATTAAAATCTAAATCCCAAGCTTCGATGACTTTTATTGCTTCATATGGATTGTCATCGCCGCCATAATGTTCTGGATGATCTACTCTTTCAGTGAATTGAACTTTGGTCTTTCTATCTTTTATTATTGCTACTTTAGCCATGACTGTATCTCCTTTTCTGTTTTACCGTATTTTTTTAACAAATTGATTAATGTTTGAGTATCATTATCTTTCCAGAATTCAATATACTGTTCAGACTCTCTAAGAGATATCATATAATGTTCTGCAATAAATTGTACTAACTCTTTATTGTAATCACTAGTCTTTTTACCTTTAATGTATTTAGCGAATGTCTTTTGCTTTGGCAAGAAATCACAATACAATTGATATACATGCTTTTTATCTAAAGGTCCAATTGTATACTGTTGAAACATATCAACCAATTCGATAAAATCAGGATTCATTGACAACCAACGATTAATCAGATATGGACTAAATGATTTCTGGTCGGCTTCTGTCAATGAATCCCAAGATGTTTTCTTAAATGTAATGTTAGCTAAATGATCAAATATTGTTGCTGGTTTTGTCATTTTCGTTTGGTATTTCAACTACTACACATTCTGTTGTTAACATTGTTCCTGCTACCGAGGCCGCTGTTTCTAATGCTGTTCTTGTTACTTTAACTGGATCAACAATACCTTCTTCCAACATATCTACAAAATATCCTGTACGAGCATTAAATCCAACATTAGTAATATTTTTATGATAATCAATTTTATCTCGAAGTACTTCGGCATTTAATCCAGCGTTTTCAATAATTGCATTGAAAGGTGATTGCACTGCTTTACGTACAATGTCAACGCCAGCTGCTTGGTCATCATTTTCTATACCTGCAACAACTCGTTCATTACCATATTTCAACAATGTAATTCCACCGCCTGGTACAATTCCTTCTTGCACTGCCGCCTTGGTTGCATTTAATGCATCATCAAGCCTATCTTTCTTTTCTTTCATTTCAATTTCAGAGCCAGCACCGATTTTAATTACAGCAACTCCGCCGATCATCTTAGCTAATCGCTCATGCAATTTTTCACGATCGTAATCCGATTGGCATGAGTCTATTTCAATTTTTAAGGCCTCAATGCGTTCTTGTACAACTTCGGAATCACCGTAACCATTAACTATAGTTGTCTTGTCTTTATGAACAATTACCCGCTCTGCATGACCTAAATGCTCAAGCGTTACATCATCTAATGACAATCCAACTTTATCTGTAATTACTGTTGCACCTGTTAACACTGCGATATCTTCTAACATTGCCAATCTCTTTTCACCAAAGCCAGGAGCTTTCACGGCTACTACTTTAAGATTGCCACGAACTTTATTGACAACTAACGTTGATAATGCTTCACCGTCAATATCTTCTGCAACGATTACAATTGATCGATCCATTTGCATTACAGACTCTAACAATGATAAAATATCTTTAGTAGCTGAAATTCGTTTGTCATATAACAATATAAATGGATTAGACATTTCAGCCTGCATCTTTTCATTGGTAACAAAATATGGAGATAGATAACCTTTATCGAATTCCATACCTTCAACGATTTCTAATGTCGTCTCTGCCGTCTTACCTTCTTCAACTGTAATGACGCCGTCTTTACCTACTCGGTCCATTGCTGCTGCAATCATATCACCAATCGATTTATCATTGTTTGCTGATATAGTGGCTACCTGAGCAATTTCGTCATTATCTTTAACTTCGACAGCTACATTATTAAGATAATCAACAACATCCTTAACCGCTAAATCAATTCCACGTTTAAGGTCCATCGGATTAGCACCATTTGCAATACGACGATATGCTTCTGTTAAAATAGCAT